CGCTACACGCTGCACGCAGGCGACTGCCGCGACGTGATGCGCGACTACCCTGCCGACCACTTCGACAGCATCGTCAGCGACCCGCCGTACGGGCTGTCGTTCATGGGCAAGGGGTGGGATCGGGGCGTGCCAGGCGAAGAGTTCTGGCGGGAGGCGCTGCGGGTTGCGAAGCCCGGCGCGCACCTGCTGGCGTTCGGCGGGTCGCGCACGTTTCACCGGCTGACGGTCGCCATCGAAGACGCGGGATGGGAGATCCGCGACGTGGTCTGCTGGCTGTACTCGACAGGGTTCCCGAAGAGCCTCAATTTTGGTTGCAAGTGCGGCAGGGGTGCGCTACCATACGACCATGCAAACCAACCGACGACCAAACACAACTTGTCACGTCTGCGCGTCGCAGATGTACCGCAGACCAGCCCAACTGCAACAGGGCAAGGGCAGGTACTGCTCTCGCGCGTGTCGCAACACGGCGCATCGAAGTTACGGCAAGCGCGGCCCGAACCCGAAGTTGCAGGGAGCATTGAACCCTGCATGGAAGGGGGGCGTGACGTACTGGCGCAAGAAGGGCAACTACAAGCCGATCAAGTACGTTCGATGCCCAGTCGAGTTCCTTCCGATGGCGCGGAAGGATGGCTACATCATGGAACATCGCTTGATCATGGCAGCGTCGATCGGGCGGTGCCTGACGCGCACCGAGGTCGTGCATCATCGCAACCACGACCCGCACGACAACCGGCTGTGCAACTTGGAACTGTTCCCGAACAACGGCGAACACAAACGCGAGGAATGGCGCCGCCTGAAGTCTGCCAAGTCTGCGGAGGCCTGACCGACTGGCAAGGCTGGGGCACCGCACTGAAGCCCGCATGGGAACCCGTGATCGTGGCGCGAAAGCCCCTCGACGGCACCGTTGCAGCGACTGTGCTGAAGTATGGAACAGGTGCGTTGAACATCGACGGGTGCAGGGTGGGAACGGAGGAACGAACCTACGATCTGACGATGGTGAGCGGAGGCTTTGAGACAACGGGCGGTGGCAGAAATGTGAAATCAGGCGAGAAAACCGTTGTTGGAAGGTGGCCTGCGAACCTTATCACGGACGGTAGCGACGAAGTGGTGGCGGGGTTTCCTGCGGATAGGCCCGGAATGTCGGGCGGAGGAGATGGTCGCCGTGATGCCTCAATGTTTGGCGTTGGCGGAGTAAGCAAGCCCGAACATTTCCGAAACGACAGCGGCAGCGCGGCTAGGTTCTTCTACTGCACCAAGGCCTCACGAACCGACCGCGAAGAGGGCTGCGACCACCTGCCCGCACGCACCGGCGCCGAAGCCGTCGACCGTGACGACGACACCGCAGGCCTGCAGTCGCCCCGCGCAGGCGCAGGCCGCACCGCCGACACCGTTCGCAACTTCCATCCGACCGTCAAGCCCACCGACCTGATGCGGTACCTTGCCCGCCTTGTCACCCCGCCCGACGGTCTGGTGCTAGACCCCTTCATGGGCAGTGGCAGCACCGGCAAGGGCGCGCTGATGGAGGGGTTCCGCTTCGTCGGAATCGACCTTGACCCCGCCCACGTCGCCATCGCCGAAGCCCGCTGTCAGTTCGCCGTCGACACCGTCGACGCTGAAGCCGCAGCAGCCGAAGCGCCAGGCGCACAACTCGCCCTCTTCTAACCCCCCTCCCCCACCGACAGGATCGAACATGGCACAGAACGCCCCGACACTCGCCAGCAGCAGAAGGTCAAACGACGAAGGCCCGCAGTACATGCGCGCCGAAGCTGTCGCGATGCGTCGCCTAGTCGCAGCGCGGGGGTGGTGGCTGTCGCCGCAGTTCGCCACCGTGCCGATCCCAGTGCTGACCGAGTGGGAGGCCTCCGTTGAACTGGCGAATGTCGACCACAATCACACCACCCGCGAACGGCAGCAGGCGAAGAACCTGTTGAAGAACCGGTCGCAGTATCAGAGCCACAAACGGTCGCAGCAGTCGACAGCCGAGAACGTGCTTGCGACCATCGACACGGCGCCCCGACACAAGGGTGACCGCCACCGGAACTACGCCACGCCGACCGTGCTAGACATCACGATCAAGCGCGCAACGAAACCGTGGTCGCTCGACACGCTGCAGGCCCGCAAGGCGCACCGCGACACGATCGAAGAGGTTGCGCAGGCGCAGGGCAAGTCGCCAGTTGAAGTCGAACGGGAGGTCGCGCTTGCTCGCGTCACGGCGCTGGCGGCAGAGAAGGCAGCCGCGCACGTGACCGCTGAAGCGCGTGCAGCCCGACGGCTAGAACTGACCCGCAAGGCGCAAGCGAAGTACACTGCCGGGGTCAACGCCAACCCTGCACGGGCAGCCGCCAAGCGCGAAGAGAAGAACCGCCGGGAGCGCGAACGCAAGGCGCAGCAGCGTGCAGCTGCACGGTCAGGCGCCGACGCCTGCCCTTCGATCGTCGCTGAAGTCGTCGACGCCGCCGAAGCCAAGGCGTTCCGCATGAAGCGGAAGCAGGGCAAGAAGGCAGACGCGCAGCAGCCGCAGGAAGGGGCTGCCAGGTTCGCCGGGCGCCCGATACCCAACCCGCACCGTGACCCCACCATTCCGACGGCGAAGATGCTGCTCGAAGAGGCGATCCGTGCCGAGGCCATCGAAGCCGAAGAGCGCCGACTGCTGGCGGTCATGAAGCGGGAAGGTCGCCGCGTCACAAGTGAGCGTAACCTTCACCCTCCTAAGTAGTAGGGGGAACGCAACGCAGCGACCGCTGGCAGGCTACATCGCCCGCTGGCAGGTCGTCAAGCCTACTCATCCCAGCTGTTGACCTGCCGTTCGATCAGGTCGACCCGGTGCGTCAGTTCGCGGAACTGCTCGCCAGTCGGCTGCGCGGCGACCGTCTGCTGCAGCAGCCGCACGTCGTTCCGCATCGCGACCCACTCGGCCTTCGCGCCGTTGTAGAGCACCGACAGCAGCGCCAAGATCAGCGCCGCTAGCACCGACGTGATCGACCAGACCACCTTCCAAAGTGTCGGCAGACTGACCGACGCCCGGCTGACGATCGCTTCGACCGAGCCCGTCGGCGGCAAGCTACTCGCCACGGCTGATCTTCGCTGCGTCAGCGTCAAGCGCCCGCTCCACCGTCGTCTTCATCTCCACGTTGCCCGCGAAGAGCCCCGACACGACGCCGCCAAGCGCAAGCCACATCGCGACCGGCACCGCCGCCAAGCCGCCAGTGGCAGCCGTGGCGATGATCGGGATCGCTGCGCCAAGGATCGCCCCGAACGTCAGGCCTGCGTTGATCTTGCCCTTTGAATGCGTGAACTTCAGCATGTTAGCCCCTGTCAGATGTGTGTTGAATCGAACCACCCGACAGTGCGGGCGATCTGTGCCAAGTCCGACCAGCGGTGCAACTTGCGGTACACGCCGTCGCCGTCGCGCGACCCTGCCGCGTTCGTGTTGCCCTCTACCGTGTAGAAGCCCACGATGTCGACGGCAACCACGATGCCGCAGTGCCCCTGCACCCACAGCCCGCGCGACGCGTCAGACGCGCCCTTCGGATCCTTCGCGCGCACCCAGACCCACCCCTGCTGCACCTTCGACTTGAAGTCGGGGGCGTTCGGCGTCGTGCTGGCATCGCCTGCCCGCTTCGACCCCTTGTGCCAGGTGGTGATCGCAGACCCGCTGCACCACGTCGGGGGCTTGTCGAGTTGGCGCGACTTCATGACGCACCACGCAACGAAGGCGGCGCACCACGGGTCGCCCGGCCCTAGGCCGCCTGCCCGCTGGTACTCTTCGACCTTCGCGCCGCGATTCATGCCGCCTTCCTCGCGCACCTGCAGGTCGGCTTCGTGCTCGGCAGTGGCGATCAGCGCGTCGACGGTCACGACGCCCGTGACTGCAGCTGCAGTCGGTCGCCCGTACCCCATCGCCGCCAGCGTCGCAGGCCCCAGCTTGCCGTCAGCCGTCAGGCCGCGCGCCGCTTGGAAGGTCGCCACCGCGTCAGCGAAGGCAGGGGTCGTGACGTTCAGTGTGCAGAAGGGAGGCGGCAGCTGCGCCTGCACCCACAGAGCCCCTGCGCGCGTCGTGTTGTAAACTACTGCGTCAGGCGCGGTCACTTGCCACCCTTTGCCCGGCGCTTGACGGCGCCCGCAACGGGTTCGACCTTCGGCGCTTCCCACTTCGGGGCGTCGACCTTCTGCACCTGCGTCACCTTGCCGCCGTGAATAATCGTGTCGGGCGGCACGTCGATGAAGTCGACGGGCAGGGCTGACGTGAACGCCAGCGGCATCGCAGGCGCAGGCAGCACGACGGGCGCAGGCGTAGCCGCAGCGATGGCGCCCCTAGCCCGTAGCGCCGCCGCCAGCGCGTTGACAGCCGCCAGCAGTTCGCCCTCGTCTGAATGCACCGTCACGAAGTCGTACGACGACCCGCCAGGCGACACGATCAGAATCCCGTCACGCGACGGCGACAGGCGGCAGCCGACTAGGGCGTGCAGGACAGATGATAGCAGGGCAACTGACATGAGGCCTCACAGGTTGCGCGGTCAGGGCAGGTCGCCCGCCGCTAGGATCTCTTCGAAGATGTACACGCCGAACAGGTTGCCAGCGCCAGTCGCCCGCACCGACAGGCTGAACGCCAGCGTTGTCGCGGCAGGCATACCCGTCAGCAGCTGCGCGTTCGTTTCGAAGCCGCCCGCCGACACGCCTAGCGTCAGCGACGCGCCAACATTGAACTCGTCGACCTTCACTTCGACTTCGTTGCCTGCGATGACCACCCACAGGTTGCCGGTCACGACCGCCGACGTGCGAGCAACGAAGAAGAAGGGCGTCACAAAGGTCGCCAGCGTCGCGTCGAAGGCGCCGCCCGTGAAGATCAGCCGCCGACGGGTCGCGAAGAGGAAGCGGTCGCGCTGCAGCAGGCTGTTGACAGCGTCGGCGCGCACCGCGTTCGGCGGCACGAGGTAGGGTGACCGGGCAGGTGTACTCGCAGGTACCGTAAAGGCCATCAGAAGAGCCTGCTGAAGAAGGCGTAGATGTAGATGTCAGACGTGCAGGTGATCGCGCCCGTGTACGTGGTGCCAACGCCGCCAACGGTCAGCGCCTCCAACGTGTTCGACGCCCACCGCATCGCGATCGGGGTCGGGCGCATGACTTCGACGACTGGCATACTGTCGCGCATCCCCCATTCGTCCGCGTTGCCGTAGACGCCGTTCGCCGCGATCATACTGCTGCCCGTGGCGCCGTAGCTCGTCTGCGCCGTGTAGCGCGGCACCGACTGCTTCAATAGCAGCACCTGCGTGCCGACGGGGTTGCCAGCGCTGTCGAGCACGTCGAAGGTGAAGTCGGGCGTGTCGAAGGCCGTTTGCGCCAGGTTGATCGAGAAGGCGCGGAAGTTCACCTGCACGCCAAAGGCAGCTCTGTTCTGCACCGCGAAGGTGAAGTACAAGGTGTCGCCAGCGCGCAGGATTCGGCCGAATCGACCGGGGCTTGTCAGGATGTTCGACAGCGACGGCATGACCGGCGTGAGGAAGTTCGACGGCGCCTGGGCGATCGAACCCAGATCGGTCGTCTGGTCGTAGGCGTTCGGCAGGCCTGCGTTGCCGACCTGCACTTCGGTGGTCGTCGCCGACACCGACCACAGGTTGAAGCAGCCGAGGTCGAAGACGTGACCTAGGATCTGCAGGCTTGCATCGTAGCGCGTCGGCAGCACTGCGGGCGTCTGGTCGAGTTCAGGCCAGATTACAAAGGTGCCTTCGGGGCTGCTGCCATTGAAGTGGCGAAAGTAGCAGATCTGGTAGTCGCGCCGCGCGTCAGCCGACGGCTGCACGTTGCCGCTGTTCGTCACCTGATCGATCCGAATCAGCAGGTGCGTTTCGGTGCCAAGGCCTGAGCCGACAGGGAACGGCCAATAACCGGCGCCGTTGCCTTCGTCGCAGAAGATCTGATTCTCTACCCCGCCGCGCACCCGCACCCACCCAAGGTCGTCGCCGACGTCAGACTGCCACCCGATGAAGAAGCCCTGCAGCCCGGTGGTCGGCGACACAAAGTCGAACGACACCGTGCGACTTGTCAGTGACTGGTCGGCTGCGACTGGCGTGAACCGCTGCGTGCTGGTGTCAAGGTGGCGCACGACCAGCGTGCCGCCTGCCGTCGCCGTCTTCGTTGCCCCGACGATGTCGAACTGCACCTGCGTTGCCGCGATGCCAACGTCGACCGTGAAGACGAAACCGGTCGGCTGATCGTACGACGCCCACTGCATCAGGATCGTGTCGTTTGCGAAGGCGAAGGCGCCGCCCCGCGTCAGCGCCGTAGAGTAGCTGTTGACGTTGCGCGTCAGCCCCCGCACGAGGAAGGCAGACAGGGGTTCTTCGCTGTTCGGGCTAGTCAGTTCGTCGTCGAGCTTCTTCCACGCCATCAGAGCACCCACTTGTAGGCTAGCGCCGCACTGCCTGTCACGTTGCCCGCAGTGTCGGCTTGGAAGGCATCCCACAGCGTATCAACCGACGTTTGCCCTGTCGCGCGTGCTAGCACGATCACGTCGCCCGGCACTGCCACCGCTGCCATAATCGGCACGTTGACCAGCGTGTTCGTCGCCACGTTGACCGAAGCAATAAAATCAGCCGCCCCCTGCGCCGTGCCGTACTGGTCGCGCAGCACAAGGTTGATCGGCCCGCCCTGCAGTTGCAGCGACAGTTCGAACGCAGCTGCATCGCTGGTCGGGGCGCCGATCTCTGCCCGTGACGGGGGCTGCGTGAAGTCGTTCGGCGCGATCACAATGTCGTTGCCGCTGACGCTGACGACCGTGCCGCTGCAGCTGAAGACCGAGATGCGATTGATAGGCGACAGGTAGCCGGGAAGGGCGATCGTGTAGGCCGTCGTCGGCGTCTGCCACGACCGAGCAGCCTTCAACACGAAGCCCCTCGCCAGGGTGACGCCCATGCCCCCGTCAGCGTTCGGCACGTAGTCGCTGCTGAACGCCACCTGCTGCCCGACGACAAGGTCGAAGACGTCGTCACGGTAGACCACTTCGACCATCGCCGCCGCTTGCGAAAACCGCGTGACCGTGTTGACCGCATTCGCGAACAGCTGACTGTTCGGCAGGTACTCGTTCGACGTCATCGGAATCCAATGCGACAAGTTGACCACCTTGCCGAGCGCCCCAATGCCGAGTTCGACGTTGTTGACCGGTACCGACTGCGTCACGGGGCTGTCGCCCTGCAGATTCCAACAGATCTTCATAAGAGCCGTCTGAACGCAGTTGTTGCGGTCGAAGGTCAGCGACACCCTAGGTTCGGCAAGTCCGGTGTCGTTGACCACCGTAGGCGTCGACGGGCGCTGCGTCCACCGACCGAAGCGAAACTTGCACTTGTCGTAGACCATGTAGATCCCCGACCGCTTCAGGATCTCCTCTAGTACGTCGCCGACCGTCTTCGCGTCCGCGTGCATGTAGGGCAGCATGACGCCTGCATTGCTGCCGAAGACCGCTTCGCTGATGCCCATAGGGGTGCCAGGCATTTCTGGCTGCAGGGCTGCCACCGGCGCTGCTGTCGCAGCGATCAGCGACGGTATGTCGATTATGTCATCCACGACTGACACGCCCGCCTGCACGCCGAAGGGCAGCCACGCAGCTTCAGTCGCGGCCCTGCAGCCGGTCGTGAAGTCGAACTGGTCGTTTTCGGTGTCGCCGTTGATCGTGCCGAGTAGCAAGTCGACGATCAGGTCGCTGAACGTCTTCGCGATGAAGGTCGTCTCGCCCAAACTTTCAGGATTGAACCACGCATCTTGTGTCTGCCAGCTGTAGCCGATAGGGTACGTCGTCGTGACCTCCTGGCCGAACAGGTTAGTCCCCGCCCCGTACACACCAATGCGCGTGATTGAAGGGTCTAGCGCAGGCCCGACGCCACCGCTGCCTATCCAACCTTCACGGAACGACGACAGGAATGTGTTTGAATTCATGTAGGTCGGGTTCGCGGGGTCGAGCCGGTACCGCGTCGACACCTGCGCGACTAGCACGGGGAAGTCGTCGATCGTTTCGTAGGCCCACGGCTGATCGGGGTCGAGCGCCACCGTGCCGCCAAATGCATCCTTCCGAATCTGCATCAGCGGCACCCGCACGTTGCCGGGGTCGCCCGTCACTTCGAAGGGCGTGCCGTAGAGCCGTTGATCGTGCACGATCTGCCACCAAAAGTCGACGTTCATCGCCGAGTTCGTGATCGCCTGCGTGGCGTCTTCAGCCCGCTTCGGGAATACGCGCGTGCCGCCCTGGGCGGGCGTGAACTTCGCCGACTTGACGAACGCCATCAGCGACCCGCAGTCGACCTTGATCCGGTTCTGCGCGCGCGCTGACGTGTCGGTCGACGCCCGGTTGACGATGCCGCGAAAGATGATCTCTTCTTGCCCCTGCGACGTCGCTGACAGTGCCGCAGTGGAGATCACAACGGGAAGCGATTCGATGCCGCCAGTCGGGTTGCCGGGTGTCACGTCGTAGACGGTCGCGCCGAAGATACCGAAGCCCGTGACGCCCATAGGGATCGGCACGTCAGCCGAGCCCCACTTGCGCTGCACCCGCAGCGACGTCGACGACCACACCGTGACGACTCTGAAGACCGTGTTCGCCACCCGCAGCATCATGCCAGGCGACGCGTTCGTCGTGTCGGTCACGATGATGAAGCCGCTGTTGACCACCCCGAACGGCGGGATGTAGTCCGTCACCGTGACGTTCGCTCCGTCCGCGTCGAGCAGCGGGCGCTTGCCACGCGACAGCGTCAACTGCGACGTCACTGCCGTCGACAGCAGCGTGAAGGTCGTTGTCGGGTCGCTGCCGAGCGCGCCGAAGAGGTCGATGTTCGACGACAACTGCGACCCCACGTCGACGACCACGCCAGGCACTTCGTCTGTCAGGTACGACAGGCCCGCCCGCGACGTGAACGCTGCTGGTGTACTAAACCCCGGCACAAGCCCGATGCCAAGCACCCGAACGATCACGACGCGGTCGGAGGCCATTAGGTCGACCCCCGAAAGACCATGCCCGCAGTCGACCACAGCCGGGGTTCGTCGACCGCTGACGTGTAGTCTTGAGCCGCCGACTTCGACGAGATCGTCGGCATCTTCGCTTCGACGTAGGTGGTCGGAGTTGTGCCGCTGGTTGTCGACGCTTGGCGGTAGAGGCGGAACGTCACCCCCGTCGCTGCCGCCTGCAGCAGCCCCTCTAACGTGTTGTTCGGGTCGGCGACGTTGCGACCCGCTGCCGTGGCGTAGATCTGCGTTGCCGCGAACCACCGCGTCAGGTTGCCCGCAGGGAAGACCGACGTCAGGAACTCTAGATCGGCGACTTCGCCCCAGTTGACCACGTCGGTCGACACGCCAGACATGTCTGACGACGACGCAGCGGCCCGCTGACGGGTGGTGCGGCGCAGATCCCCTGCTACCCCGCACGGTGCCCACACGCCCCCCACGTTGTAGCCCGTTGTGGTCGTCTGCACGCTGCCGCCAATGCTGACCGTCGTTGACGCGAACCCGTAGATCGCCGCATCTGTCAAGGTCGTGAAGGTCAGCGTGATCGCCGACGCCGATGTCGTTGCCAGCGTCATTGTCAGGGGTGACGTCGAGGGGTTCGTGCCGGGGGTGTAGTTGAACGTCGCCGCAGCCACGATGCCGAGCGAGACAGGCGGCGGCCCCGGCAGTGCCGCATTCCCGATCGCGTCCGCCAGGTAATAGGCCGCCGTATCAATGTCGGCAGGGTAGGGTGCTGTCAGCGACGACACGCCGAACCCCCACTTGTCTGCAGCTGCAGGCACCGACACCGACCCGACCGAGTTCGCTACCGTGAACGCAGGGGCTGTCACCTGCCATGTCGCCAGTGGGAAGTTCGCCATGTTATGCCGCCGCCGTGATGAGGCCGCGTTGCCGCGCGCCTTCTTGCATCTGCGCGAATCGACGGCTGATGCTTTCGCTGTCGGCGAAGGCAGAGTCGATCCGCAGGTTGTACGCGTAGTTCTGCACCGGCTGCTGGCGCTCCGTCGGCGGCCCTGCATTCGCCTTCTTGTCGGCGCCAAGCGCTGCCGCGATGGTGTAGCCTAGCGTGCCTGCGATTGCCATGCCTGACGCCTGTGGCCACAACCCGTCGGCGGCGTACTCGGCTGACTTGACCATCGCGATGTCGCCGAGGCCTGACGCCACGTTGCCCATCGCAGCCCGTGCAACCTCGCTCATCTTCTTGTTGCCGACGATCGCCTGCGCCAGCATCTTGCCGCTTTGAATGACCGCCAGGTTGAAGACCAGCGCCATCGCTGCCCTCTGTTCGTCAGCCTTCGCCTTTTCCAAGTCCTGAACGCGCTTCAGCTCCTTCGCGTCGTACTCGGCCTTTTCGTGTTCGTTGATGTCCTGCTCTGCCTTCAGCTTCGCTGCCTGCTCGGCACGGAACTTGTCAGCCGCTTCAGCCCGCTTCGTCTGCATGTCGATCTCTGCCAAGTACATCTTGTCGCCAAGCGCCGCTTGGCCGTCGAACTCGACCTGCGTCATCTCCATGATGCGTTGCGAGTAGTCGCCCGTCTGCTGCTGCATCTTGTCGAGCGCGTCGTACTGAATCTTCGTCAGTTTCGCGTAGCCGCCTTCGGCCTGCTGCACCGCGTACACCGTGTCGTCGACTGGCTTCGGCGGCGGCGGCGGCGGCGCAGCCGGGGCTGACCTCCCCTCACCGAAGGTTCGCAGCTCTTCGTACCGCTGCAGCAGGTTCTCGCGCTGCGTCAGCAGTTCTTCTTCTCTGGTCTTCTCTGCTTCGGTCTGCTTCGCCGCCGTTTCGTAGGCCTGAGTTCGCGCGATTTCCTGCTGTCGGTACAGCGACCGCTGAAACGTCACGTCTGCTGACAGCATCTCGCGTGCGCGTTGGTTGATCTCTTCTTGTGACTGGCGCACGCCGTCGTTGACGACGGTCAGTTCGTGTTCGGCTTCGTCGAGTTTTGATGCGAACCCCTTCTGCAGCGCGTCAGCCCGCACGATCGCCGCTTGATGGTCTGCTTCGGCGTTAGCGCGGAACTCCTTTGACTCGCGATTGACGGCCCGAAACATGTCGATCTGATCGACCGCAGCCTGCAGGCTGATCGCAGCATCTTGTTGCTTCGACCGTAGCAGGTTGCCCAAGTTGATCGTCATCGCTTCGTAGGCGATGTTCGACTGCTGCAGCGCCGTCGTCGTCTGCCCGACTGCGATGCTGTACTTCTGCTCGATGTCGAGCAGGTCGCGCTGATAGATGGTCTGATCTTTCGTGTTGCCGACCAGCGCGAACATAGCGTCAGACAATAACTTCAGCGGCAGCAGCGCCAGGTCAACCGCGACCTTCGTGAACGAGAAGAGCATGTTCAGTCGTTCGGTGTTCTCTGCCAAGTCGCGACCGCCTAGCAGCGCTTCAGCAAAGGCACCCTTGATCGCGAACAGCCCCTTCTCTGCCTTATCCCACGCCGCCACGCCCTCGTCGCCGTAGGACTTGAACAGGTTTTCTGACGAATCCATGAAGGCTTCGACGCCTGCCTTCGCCACGCCCATCGCGATGCCGACACCGGCGATCGCCTTGATCGCACCCGGCCCGCCGATGTTCTGAATCATCGCCCCGGCTGCCTTGTCGGCGTCGTCGGCGACCTCGCGCAACTGGTCTGACAGCTTGCGCGCGCCCTGCTTGACGTCAGCAAGCCCCTTCTCACCCTTCTGAAGCGCGCTGACAAGGCCGCTGCTGTCGCCGTCGATCGTTACTACTGCACCGGCTACGCTGCTCATCGCTTCAGACCCTCCAACATCGCAGCCATGCGCTCGGCTGACTTGGCGCGTTGATCGTCGTAGGCCTGCGCGCCTTCCTGCAGCTCGTATTGCACCACTTCGGCTAGTTCAAGTTGCGCGTGCGACATGTCGCGCAGGGCGATCTGCGGCGACCCGCGTTCGATCATCTTGCCGAACTTGTTCGCCGACCAGAAGCCCGCAGGTTCGTCGACAAGCACTAGGCAGGTCTTCGGCAGGGGTGTCATGCTGTCGTGCCCTAGCCCCTGTCGATAACCCATCGTGCAGCCTCTCTCGTAGCGGGTTGCGTCGGGGCACTCCCAGCAGCGGAACCCGTGCGTCATGACTAGCCGGGCGTAGTCTCGCCAGACGACCCGGCTGAAGTAGGGGGGAAGCCGAGCGCCATTACCGCAGTCGCGATGGGTGACACGTCAGCCCACGACAGCCGCAGCAGCCACGCGCGGCGCTCCGCTTCGGTGCCGTCAGAGGGGAACGCTGGCGACCAGTCTTCGCTGCCCTGCACGCACGACACCAGCAGCCCGACGTGCAGCGCGATGGTGGCTTCGAAGGCGTCGGGGTCTGTCTCCCGTAGCCCTACCCCATGCCGCTGCAGCGCTGCCATGTAGCGGGCGCCCTCCAACGCGTTAGGCTCACGCGCTAGCAGCGTGCCAGTCTGACCTTTGCTCTTGACCGTGATGCGGTGCTGTTCGACGAACTCGATTGCCATGCGTTGCCCTTGCGAAGAAGGTGGTGGAGTGCCCCCGAAGGGGCGGGGGTTAGGTGACGGAGTTGAAGAGGATCGACATCACGGTCGTCTGCGCGTTGTTCGGTATGCCGCCGAACTTCAGCCCGATGTTGCGGTAGCCGTTCGCGTCGCCAGGCGCAGGCCATTCGATCAGCTGCGGCAGGTTCAGCGTGAAGACGATGGTGTCGGTGCCGATCGTCAGCGTGACCGTCAGGGCGCTGCCGACTGCGACGCCGCCCGACCCCGTTTGACCCGCGTAGATCGTGTTCGCCTGGGCGGCAGTCCAGTCGGGCTGACCGACCTGCGGAACCACTGGCGGCCCGACCTGCGTTGCGGTGCCTTCGGCGAAGTTCGCCACTTCGACCGCGATCGTCGGGTAGGTCGTCAGGGCGATGAAGCCGAGCCCGAACCCGTAGGCCTGCCGCGTGTCCATGACGTCGCTGATCGCCCATCCGGTGTCGACCGTCACCTTTGACAGCGCGTTCGTGTCAGGCCCGAAGAAGCCCGTCAGCGCCATCGTCGCGTTCTGACCGATAAGCGGGGGCTGCGGCTTCGCGGTCGCGTACTGCTCGGGGTAGACCGGCACCAGATCCGGCGCGTTGATGCTGTTCGTGACCGGGCGCCACTTGCCCTTGATCGTCCAGTCGAGCATCATCTTGCCGCCGCTCTCCCAACTGATCTTCGGCACGCAGACGCAGTCGAAGGCCTCGTATCGTTTGCCGTTCGATTCCTCATAGACGATGCTGAACGGCTGCACGTACTCGGTGCCGGTCGTCGCGACCCGCACGTGGTTCGCCGTGAAGTCCGGCTGCACCGTCAGCAGCGTGTCGGTGCTGGTGTTCAACAGCGTGATCGCCCACGGCGACGCAAGCCACAAGGCAGACAGCTGCGACTGGTTCGTCGTGATGTACTGCGACGCGCCGCCGACCGCCTCGTCGAAGCGCCAGAAGAACTCGGTCTGCAGGGTGATGTCCCACCCGATGCCGCCCGTGACCGCCGCCTGACCGCCTCCGTACGGGGTGTAGATGTCAGTCCGCTGAATGATGCCCGCGCCGCGCGGCGTGAACTTCGGCGTGCCGACCACCCGCACCGCGTTCGTGCCGGTGTATAAGGGCGCAGCGCCAGGCGTAGGCACGATCGCAGGGGTCGGGTCGTCGAAGGCGCCGAGCGACGACTGCGTCTTGATGTAGACGGCGCTTGTGTTACTCGCGATCAGGTACTGAGTTGCCATTGTTCTACCTTGCTAGGCTGCGGCGCTGAAGCACCTGAATAGAAGCACGAACGGTCTGTTGAATCAACGTCTGCCCGGTGTCGTCTTCGCCCACCACGAAGTCGACTGGCGTCAGACCCGACGCAGGAAGGCAGTTGTAGATCCCCGTGTAGACGTAGCCGGGGGTCGTGTAGTTGCGGGCGTCAAGGTTCACGAAGCCGTAGGTCGGCGACGTCAGGATCATGACGATGCCTTCGACGTAGGCCCGCACCGCCGTTTCGTAGGCCTCGATCGTGAACGGCTGCACCGTCGTCAACGGGTGCGCCCCCGTGCCGTCGTAGTATCCCCAATCCGAGCAGACCGACACTTCAAGTTCGTGCGTTTGATCCATCGCACCCAGCGCGTCAGTCACTAGCCCGTCGGTGCGAATGACCGTCAGCCCGACCTTCGGCTGCGACTCGGCAGTGAAGAGTGAACGCTGCGACGTGAAGATGTTGTTCGACACCGGCGCAGGCAGGCCAGGCGCACCCATCGCCGTCAGCCACGCGCTGTCGCAGATGGTCGACCAGTTCGCCAGCACAAGCGCCTTCGCCGTGTTCGCCACGACCTGCGCGCCGTTCGCGGTACCGGCGATCACGGGCGACCCTGCGCGCGGGCGAAGCTAATCCGGTCAGCCAAGCCCGTCGACGTGATGCCGACCTTCTTGCCCGCCGACTGCATCAGCGCCGTGCGGTTCAATTCCTGCTGCACCCCGTCCGCGAACGGCTTGCCGAACCGCACCAGCGGGCGCTTCGGGGTGGGGATCGTGACGCTGCCGCCCTTCTTCTTCGACGTGCGCCGCGTGTAGGCGCCGATGCCGAGATTGTGGTTGCGCGCGTAGGCCAGCGACGTGCCGAGTTCGACCCGCGTGCCGCTGACGTCGTAGACGTAGTTCGGGTGGTTCGTCACGGTCATCGACGGGTAGAGCCGTTCGTGCGCCGCTGGCGTCGACGACCGGGGCGTCGGGGTCCAACGCAGGATGCCGCCCGTCGCGATCTTCTTGACCCCTAGCGACCACCGCTTGATCGGAAGCCAGTAGCGCTGCTCCTGCCGCGTGTACTTCGGCCAGTCGGCGCCCGTTGACTGCCCTTCGGTCGCGAACATGACCTTGCGCGATTCAGCCCACAGGGTGCTGATCGGCCCATCCTTGCCCGCCCAGAAGGCCTTCCAATCCTTCGCGTTGCGGATCGCCGCTTCTAGCGCGCCCGTCGCCTTGCCGGTCTCGTCGTAGAGTATCAGATTGAAGCTTGACACGTCGACCCCCTCACATCTTGTCGACGGCAGCGTTGATCGCCAGGCGTGACCCTGACGTGATCGACGCGCGATAGATGTCGCCGGGGTAGTCGGCATTCGAATGCATGATGTTCGCCGACGTTGCCGAGATCGGACGGGTCGAGCCCAAGTCCTGCGGGATCTCACGCAGCCGCTTCATCAGCGCGTCAGCCTGCTCGTCGAGTTGGTCGGCTAGGGTGATGTTGTTCTGATTCCGCAGCCGCGCGGCCTGTGCCGAGAACCGCAGCAGGATGTACCGCTGACAGGTGCGATACATCGCCAGCGTCGGGTTGTTGTTCAGCGCCTGCACCGCGACGCCCATGCCGTAGAGGAAGGCGCACAAGTCGGCTGCGTGGTCGTCGATGATGTCTGCCGCCTGCAGCAGCGTCGGCGCGCTGGTCGTGTCGAACGCGAAGCGCGGCACGTATCGCCCGATGTCAGCAGGCACGACGCCGAAGGTGTAGTAGTCTGCCATGTTGTGCCTCCCTTGACAGAAGGGCGCCGCAGGGAGGGGCTGCGACGCGCTTCTGACAAGGGGCGAGCCGAAGCCCGCCCCCTACGCCCTTAGGCGCTGATGCCAGTCGCCAGGCGTGCCCACTTGTTCGCGGTACCGCCAAGCACGACGACGCCGTAGTCGGACTCGACGTGCATCGCGATGCCCTTCGGGTTGTTCGTGTCGTAGCTGTAGATCTGACCGAGCGCCGCGTTCGGGTCGGGCGTGAAGGTCTGCAGGAAGCCGCTGTCGCCGTAGGCCTCTGCAACCTTGAAGATCGACACGTCGCCGTCGGTCAGCACCGACACGCCCGTCTGCGACGCGTTCGTCGGCAGGTAGGTCGGAAGCACGACAAGGTCGAGCGGCACGATCAGGCGGGAGGCGAAGAACGCCTTCAGCTGCGTCATGTCGGAAGCGCCAGCGCGGAACTGCGCGGTACCGGCGGCGTCAGACGCGATGCCGTAGCCCATCTGGAAGACCTCGTTCTTGCCGAGCAGGCGGTTCGCGGTCGTGAGATTGCAGCAGGCAACCCAACGGCCCCCCTCGATGTCGCAGCCGTCAGCCGCAGACGCCAGAAGAAGGTTGTTGAAGGTCTTCTGCAGCTGCGCCGATGCGATGCCGCCGTCGGTCACGCCGGTGCTGCTGCCGTAGTTGGCAGACTGGCGAAGCGCGTAGCCGGTGATCGCAGCGTGGTGCTGGCGGCCCTGAATCGAGAGCTTGTCGGCGTACCGGGCGGTGATGTCTTCGCCGCGTGCAGCGAACTCATCGATCTGCTTCAGCGTGAAGACGTTGAAGCCCCAGCGGTAGATCGACGCCTGATAGGCAGCCGACGTGATGCGAAGGCCGCCGGGCGAAGCGGGGGTGTCGTAGTCGACAGCCTGAATCGCCTGCGCGCCAGTCGCAGCCACGGTCGAGAAGTCACCGCCAGGCAGTGCGTCGTTCTCGGCGAAGTAGTGGTAGAAGCCCTGACGGGTCGGCACCTTGACGATGGGCGAGAGCTCCATCGACTGCGTGCCAGCAGCGCCGGTGCGGAAGAGCGAGATCCGCTGAAGTACGCCGGGGCGAAGTGCGCCGGTGTTGACACCAACTGACGGGAAAGCAAAGGCCATGATCTATCTCCGGTCGAAGAGCGCCCGCGAAGGCGCGGGTTGTGTTAGGGGGCGACGTACTGAACTTGGAAGGGCTGCAGGCGAATCAGGCACTGTTCGCCTGCCGAGCAATTCGTCAGGGCGAGGCCCCACGCCCAATCGCCTGCGGCGACGACGACGTTCAGATTGCTGACGAAGGTGCCAGGCGCGCTGATGTCGATCAGCACGAACTCGCCAGCGTTGACGCCACCGTTGCCGCTGACCTGCACCTGCACCGTGCAGCCGAGCATGTCGACGAACTCGACCGACGAACCGCCGATCAGACCGGGGTAGGTGACGCCGTCTTCAGACGGGCCGCCGACGGTCACGATGCCGTAGGGGGTGTCAGTCGTGGCAGACGCCAGTGCGACAGCGCCTTGACCCGTCAGCGTGACGCCGAAGCCCTCGCAGTTCGTCAGGTCGCTGCCGATCGTGAAGATCGCGTTCGGCGTCTTGTAGGTGGTGTAACCCAGTGCCATCGTGACCCCGTTTCGTTACTTGATGAAGGGCGCGAACCGCAGCACGAACTGGCCCGAAGCGGCGCAGTCGGTCAGGGCGATGCCCCAGACGAACGAGCCGCTGGCGGGCGCGTTGTTCGTCTTGAACCGGCCGTCAGCGGTCGCGGCGTCGACCTGAATGTAGTCGCCAGCAGCGATCGCACCGGTCGCCGAAGCCGACACCTGCACGACGCAGCCGAGCGCGTCGACAAGTTCAAGTGCCGACTGCGCGACGACGCCCTGCGCCTTCGTGGTCGAGTTCGTCGAAGCCCAGTAGGTGCCATCGACAGACGTGCAGCCGACGACGACGACGCCGTAGGGTACCGAACCGGTCGTGACCGCCAGGCTGACGACGCCCTGGGCGTCGAGCTTCAGCGCGCAGCCTTCGCTGCCAGAAAGGTCTTGTGCGATCTTGTTGATCGCGTTGGGGGTCTTGTAGGTCAGGTTGCCAAGTGCCATGTCGTTTCTCCGTCAGGGTGCCGCGTTAGCGGGTGGGTTTACTTGCCGAGGCCAGAAGCGCGACGCTCGCGAACGCTGTCGGGCATCCGGCTGTACCGAATCCACGAAGCCGCCTGCCAGTGCGCGATGTTCTCCTTGTCGGACAACTCGCAGATCCGCTCCCACTGCTGGTCGTCGGTCAGCGCGTCGAACTTCGCGTAGTTCGTCAGGCACTCGGCAAGGTTGGCGTCGGCAGACGTGCGGGCGATGGGCGCCACCGTGCGGGCAGCGACAGGCGCCGCAGCAGCGGGCGCAGCCTTCGACCCGCCAAGGTCGGCAAGCAGGGCTTCGAACTTCGTGCCGCCCTGCAGGAAGGCGTCGGCAAGCATCGCCTCCGTCGCAGCCGACACCTTGCGGGCGCCAAGGCGCTGACGAACCGACGACGCAGCGAAGGCGCGCTTGGCAGCCGCCAGCTCGCGCTTCAGCCTGCCGTTCTCCGACAGCAGCGCCTCGTCGTCCTTCTTCTCCAACTCGGCAGCCTTCTCCAACTCGGCAACCGCTTCCGCGTCGGGCGCGTCGGCAAGGTCGGGGTCAGCATCGTGCTCTGCCTTGTGAAGGTCAGGGAACAACTTCGCCATCAGAGCCTCGACCGCCGCAGCGTCAAGCCCGGCGTCGGCGCAGTAGGCCGCACAATCTTCCATCGTCATTGCATTCATCTTGCCACCTTCGGAAAGGGCGACCCCCCGCATCTCTGCGACAGGCACCTGTTGAGACTTGATCTGCGGGATGGTCACGAAAGACACCTCACCGATCGCAAAAGGGTAGCCGGGCGCGCTGTCGCGCTCCGTGCTTGCCCACGCCCGAATGTTCGGGCTGACGTACGGCACTTCGCCAGCGTCGAACGCTTCGGCCCAGCGGGGTGACGTCAGGTCTAGACCACCGTAGATCATGCGCGGCGCAGGCTGACGAATGCCGTAGCCTGCCGCCTCCGCTGCCGTCAGCACCCGAATGCGCCGCAGGTAGCCTGCAGCCGTGCCGTTCTTGTCGTGCTCGATTGCGACAGCCGGGGCGAAGTCCGCAAGCCACCGCTCCAACGAATCGACTGCGTCGTCGAACGTGAACCGCAGGTTGTCGGGGTCGGTCGCGTCAGCGTCGAAACGCCACTCCATCCCGTGCGCGAAGATCGCCCCTTCGGGGATCATCGACACCCAACGCAGGTCGCTGTCGTCGCCAAGGGCAACCGACTGCGTGCGGACTTTGTAGCGTGCAGATCTCATGCACCCACTTCTGCACCGCCACGATCGCCTTGCCTAGCCCCCTGTGATGCGGTAGCGTGCCGCAAGCGGGCGAAGCAGCCCGCTACTAGCACCCGAACGGATCCCCTATGCTGACACGACGCCAACGCATGATCCTTGACGCCATCCGTGCAGCCCACGCCGCAGGCTTCCACCCGTCGCCGGTACGACTTGCCGAACGCATCGAACTAGGCGGACGCCAGGCGATGCGCGCTGACGTCGGGCGCCTCATCGTCGACGGCGAAATCGTCGGCGTCGTCGAAGGTCGCGGCAGCGCCCCGACGCAGTACCGCCTCCGCGACTGCAGCTGCCCGAACTGCGCGACCGCCTAGTCGATCTTGCCGTAGATCACGAACCAACCGCACCGGCACCGCGACGCGCCACCTTTGCAGTCGGGGTCGGGCAGCGGCGGCAACTCTAGACCTTCGATCGGTTCGCCGTCGGGGTCGACCAGCTGCACCCGCTGACCGTCAAGCGCCTTGCAGTGGTCGCACCGCTTGCCGTCAGGAATCGACGACCGCACCGCCTCCGTCGGCATCAGCCCCAGCGCCGCTGGCGTGTTCGCGTACTCGGCTACACGTGCCGCACCTTCGACCGTGTTGCGCGATTCCAAGCCCGACGACAGCAGGCCTAGCGGCGTGATGCGCGATTCCCACGTGTCGATCGCAACCCCGCCTAGGATCGCGTTCTCTACCTCGCCCTGGACCCTGTCTGCCATCACTTCGCCCGCCTTCTGCGTCATCGCCGCAGCGCGTGCCAACTGGTCGTTCGCCGACTTCTGCAGCGCCGCCTGACCGGCTGCAACGTTGTCGATGCTGATCGACGCGATGGCGCCCCCGCGTGCTGCACGCCGCGCCTCGTCTAGCACCGTCGCCGCAACGTCAGCGCGAAGAGCCCCTGCAGCCTCCGTCAGAGCCGTCTGGTACTCTACCACGAACTGCGACCAGATCCGATCGCGCTCGCCCGCCTGCCATCCGTCGGCTAGCCCTTCGATGACCGCTTCACGGTGCCGGGCGCTGATCGCCTCCAACTTCTGCGACAGTTCAAGATCAAGGTCGCGCCGACCCTCTGCCAGCGTCACCCATCCCACGACCTCCTCTTCGGGGCGCAGCCGACGGTACAGCACGAACTCGCGACCGTCGCCGCCGACAACGACAACCCCTTCGGGTTCCCCGTCGCCAAGGTCGCCGCCCGTGCCGCT